CCCAGCAGGGCAAGCTGCAGCGTAATGACGATGCCGAGAAGCGCTTCCATCACTTCTTCTTCGCGGCCTTCTTCTTGGCCTTCTTGGCTTTCTTCGGCTTCGCGATCCTGCGATGACTGATAATGATTTCATCGTCCTTAGCCATACATGCTCCTAGTTGTCGTCAACCTTGATGTGATTGCGCTCAAGCGCTCGGCGGATACGCTGCAAGTCCGCCTGCGCGAGGCGGGATTCCCGATTGGCGATACTCGCCGTGGCTGCCGGTTCGGCGGCTGCCGACTTAGCCCTGGAGTCAATCAGGTCCGGTAACAGGATTGCTGCGGTCAGTACCCCACCCAACGCCAGCAGAGAGAATGCGATAGCCAGAATGCCGCCCTCGACCTTCAGCGTCATATGCTGCTGGGGGCTCAATACGCCCTTGTAGCCAATGCCGTAGTCGATCTGCTCCATGGGTTCAGGCTCCTTCATCTGCGCGCCTCAACCTTCCCCAGGCGATCAGACAGCCCCCGTACATCCGCCTGGACTTGCTTTACATCGCCTTTGACGGACTCCAATTCCTTTCGGTCGTACGACTGGCTTGTGAGCAGTGTCGTTACACTGTCATTGATGGCGTCCTGCTTAGCCTGGGAGCGCAGGTTCTGCGCGAACAGCACGCCCCACAGCAACGACCCCAATCCGCCCGCAACCCATAGGGTCAGCGGGGTGATCTGCAGACCACTGCGAATCTCGTTACTCATCGCAATATGTAGGAGAATTCTGCTGGGAAATTCAGGCCCTTGATCCCTGAAGCGGTCCATCCGTTTGCATCACCATTCTTGCAAATGGTCATAAACGACGACGTATCGAGGAATACTGAAGCGCTGAAGGCGAACGCTGAATTGTCGGTGCATGATGGGAGAGCTGCGGCCGTATTTCCAGACGACAATCGAAGGGCCGCAGGCAATCCGTTCAGGGTGAACGTGGTTGAATTGCTCGTCGCGGAGATAGTCGGAATCGATATGTGAACGACGTTTCCGATCTTGTACCAAGAAACCGTGACGGACGGAGCGGTGGTGCCGCCAGCCATTGTCGAGCTGAACGTTCCGCTATCGAATAGCTGGACGCCATTCTGATAAATCGGCCCTGCGGTATTGAGCGTGCCCGCGCCCTTGTCTCCGCCAGTGGGGGAGCCGACCTGAATACCGCCAGTAGTGCCGATTGTGATTCGAGCCGTATTGTTGGTGATTAATGAGAGAGCGGCAGCGCCTGTAGTGCCGAAGATGATCGGATCTGTGCCGCTGGTGTAAAGACTCCATGCAACCCCAATTCCGACGTTCCAGCCAGACGAAAACGATGAGGCTGCGCCTGTTGACGATAGGATTTGCGTATTAGTACCGGACAGACCATTGACAGTTAATCCCGTGCCACTGCTCGGCGCATTGATCGTGACGTTGCCAGAAGCCCCGATGCGAATCCGTTCAGTGTTGCTAGTACCAAGCGACAGCGGCTGGGCACCAGCCGACGCCATGCCCATCGCATATGCTGGAGCGCCGGACATAACTACGCCACCGGCACTCCCGTCAGCGCCTAAGTAGTAATTGCCTCCAGTGTTGCTGAAAGCGAAATATTGCGCCCCAGTGGACGTTCCTTGTCCGGAAATAAGGGCCGTATTGGTGGCAGCAATTCCATTGATGGTTACGGCGACGCCGCTACTTGGGGCCGCAAACGTGTGATTGCCAGTGCTGTTCACGCTCCAGCGCAACGTGCTGTTGCTGTAGAGACTTGGAGTGTTGGCGGCAGAGAGTCCGAGGCCGTTGGTAACGGAGCTTCCAGTCGGAACGAATGACGCGGATGTCAGGGTGCTACTGAATGTGGCTGTGGCTGCCGTGAGATTTCCTACTCCGGTAAGATCCTGGCTATTCCATGGGGTCGCAGCAGTTGGCAGTCCGGTCCCATCCCGCAGGATGCAGTTTGACAGAGCGGTAGCAAAATCAGACTCTTGCGTATCGAGCTTACTTATCTCGATAGGCGGGGTCGCCTGCTCTGTGGCCCACGAGTACAGTTTTGTGAAGGTGCCAGACGAATATGGCATTATGCGTCTCCGATGGACAACACCGCGCTGCAGGTCTTCGTGCTCATGGCCTTACTGGCCTCCATTCGCGGACTTGCTGCGCTGATTGAGTATGGTTACCGCCGCTGGCGATCCCGTCGCAGCAAGAGCCCGAGCTAAGCGCTCAATCTCCGGTGAGACTGGAATGGCTGGCGTGCTCTTGGCTGCCAGTGCATCCGCCAGAGCAGTCGAGGCGGTATTGCGCTGATAGATCTTCCCCGCCTGCTGCATGGCCGTTCCGATCAACGGAGTAGCCTGCGCGTAGCGCATCTTGTTCATCAGCGACAGCAATGCAGGAGCTGTGTTCGAGTGATTCACCGCCGCATACGGTGGCTGATACGTCGCATCCAGTGCTGCACGCGCAAGGCTCTTGAGCTGTGCCGTTGCGGCATCTCCCAGTACCAGCTTCAGCTTGTTCTCGCCGATCTCGGTCAATGCGCGATTCAATCCGGCACCGGAGAACTGCCCAGAGTTCTGATTGATCGCTTTGCTTTCCAGATACTTGTAGAGACCGGCTTTCAGCGCGTCCTTAGCTTGCTGTCCGGACTGTGCTTTGCCCAAGGTTCCAACAAGAGACGCGACATCCTGCTCAGCGGCATCCACCACCTGGCTCTTGATGAATCCCTGCGCGGTTTTGCCCTGCGAAAGTTCCCCAAGGGTATTCAGAGCCCTCTGAGTAGCGGGATTCTCCAGCATGGCAAAACGCTGCTGGGCAGCACTACGAGCACCTGAGAATGCATCCGTTCCCATGCCACTCAACACATCGGAATCAATAGCCTTGATGATCTGGCTCTTGCCGAAGTCGTTGGGCAGCGTGTTGACGAACTTTCGCAGCTCCTCTGCCTGAGTAACTGTCAGGGTGTTGCTGGTAAGGTTTCCCTCCTTATCCAGCATCCCGAACCGCTTGAGCTTGTTCGTGACAGACGACACCAGCTTTTCTGCGTAGGTGTTATCCCGCAAGTCATCGAGCGTAGAAGTGAGGTTCTTGGCATCGGACGCCAACTGATCCCCCACCGTATCCCGGACCTGTTGGTAGATCTTGCTAACCTCACCTTGCGATTTCTTGGATAGCTCATCCAGAGTTCGCATCACGGTCATGCCGTGGGCTTCCTGCGTACCTTGAGGAAGCGTTCGCGTGAATGAGCCCAGCTTGTTCGTCAGCGCCTGATCATTGGACTGATAGACCCCGGTCAATTCCTGCCCGATATCTCTCAGAGCCTGATCATCCGCCTGTCCCAGTTTCTGCAGGTTCCGTTCCGCACCCCAATCAGCCGGATTACGGGTGACCATCGATTTAGTCGGCGTCACATCGTTGGCCAGCAGGTTGGCCTTTCTTCCCAATGCCTCGGCATTCAACTCACCCGTAGCAGCCATTTGCTTGCGGGCTTCATTGATTACCTGTTTCTGCACGCTGGCAGTCAGGTTGCCGAGTTCCGGGACGGCCTGGATGATCTCCGCGTCATTCGCTCCGCCAGAGAGCTTGGACTTGACCTTCTCCCAAACGGTCTTGATGCCCTTCGGGAGTTTGTCGGCGGCATATCCCAATATCGGAGCCGCTACAGCGCCTACTGCGGCTCCTTTGCCGATATTCATCAACCCGCCAGCTACGGTATTGGTTGGGTCGTACTGCAGTCCGCCAGAGATCGCGCCTGTTACCGCACCAGATCCCGCGCGGGTCAGTGCTGTTGTTCCACCCGGTATAAGAATCAACGGAGCCTGTATGCCGGCATTGCCGATCATCTGTGCCCAGTCAACGCCCTTGAATCCGCTGTCGCGCTTGGCTTTGTCGAAGCTGGCCTGCTCAGCATTCATTTGCTGGGTCGCAATGTCTCCCAGTCCTTCCGGGTAACCCTTAAGCCCCATCTTTTCGCCGGCATCTATCCAGAGCTGCGCGATACGATCCGTGGTATTCAGTGCTCCACGACCCATGCGAGCCATGACACTTGGCCGCTCCGGCTTCACCGCAGGAGCCGCTTTCTGCAGGTTCGGCAGGATGTCCTTCTCAATGGCTGCAGTAATGTCCTCCGGACTCATCGAGTCCGGAAAGTTCACCACTTGGCCATTGACCTTAACCTTGGGCATTACTTCATCACCGAGTTATAGGTGTAGCTGCCGTCAGGATTGCGAGTGAGCTTGCTCACCGTCGCACCTGGATCGGTAGGGGTCGCCACAAAGCCCTTCAGACCGTTGTTCTTCTCGCCGTATTCCCGAGCGCGGTTGTACAAATCAATGTTCTGCGACGCCCTCTTACGCATGTAGTCGATGAGCTGTTGACGGGCTTCCTTGCTGTATTCGAGCTTGGGGACCGTTGACTTGATGAACGCGACATCCGCATTGGACACGCCAGCACCCAGAGAACCGCCGAGGGAGTCAAGAATGGATTTGCTGACCAGCGCGTTGTATTGCTGGGTATTCGCCAGCACCTTCGGATCTGCGATATCTATGTTCGCCCACCCGGAAAGCCAGTTGGCCACCGCAGCGCGCGACTCCGCACCGCCACCAGAGAGCGTCTGCGGATTGAGCTTGTCCAGCTCATCCAGCGTACGCAGCATCTGCGCGGAGGATGTGGCGGTATCGCCGTACTTCTTCAGCGTGTCAGCGTCCCCTTTCGCAAGGGCCTCAGCAAACGCATTGTTGTACTTGCCGTCCGTTACCTGCTGACTGACGTTGGTCGCCCCGGCCTTTCGCAAGGAGGACATGTAGTCGAAGAACGTACCCTTGAAGCCGCTCTTGAGCGCCTCCTGATAGTTCTGCTGATCGTTGGTTGGCTTTTCTGGAGTTGCGGGAAGTCCCGCAATCGGTTTCCCGCCAATGAATCGAACCTGACCGGGACCGAGCGTATAGGGCTCCGGAGCCTGGGGCATCGACCTGCTAAGCAGCGCCTGAGCAACGACCTGATTCGCCTGACGCGGATCAGTCCCAGCCAGTGCCGAATCAATCTTTGAACCAGGAAGTGAACCGCCCAGCAACGGCGTTGCGGGCTCCCCGTCCACTGATTCGATTTGATACGGACCGGCGAGCTTTTCGATGGCGGCAGAATTCGTATCGCGCATCTGCTGATCGGCGGACGCTTCCGCACGGGATGCCTTCTTTCCGGCCTGTCTCGCAATCAAAGCCTCTGCCAGCTGCGTAAGACCCAAGACATAAGGATCGCTGCCCTGCAATCCAGACATGTCCCGAGGTGTCATGGCGCGCTGCTGTAGAGCATCGGCCAATGCGCGTTGCCGCATTGCCGTGGCATATGCCGGAGCTGTCGTAATAACTGTATTTCTAGTATTTGCCATAGGTCGCACCTAAACCAAGGAGGCCATTTGGCGGCGAGACGATCATCAAACCACGCTTCGGCGGCGGAATAAATGCCGGTGGATTCGGTGAAACAATTGGAGTCACCGGTTGCTGACTTTGCACCGCGGGGTTAGATGGATCTATTGGCTGTGATTGCTGTTGATTAGCGCTACCGGATATCGACGGTCGCGGATAATTCCCGTTTTGCTGTCCCGGAGCCTTGCCCATTAAATAATTGCCCGCAATGATCGCCGCTATCACGTGAGCAGCATCTTGGGCTTGGCCACCTGACTTTGTATCAATGCCCGCATCCGAAGCGCGCTGATAAACCCCACCATCTTTATTTCCAAAAGCAGATAAAGCGTGGCCGCCATATGCCCCGCCCATTTGATCTACGACCGGCTCGTAATCCGTCCCAAAAGCCTTGTTTTGTATTCCAGTTGACAGCGGATCAACGCCCAGAAGAAGTTGCTGCGGATGCTTGGCGATTTTCTTCGCCATATCCTTAAGGTTGAATCCCTCGAATTTGAAAATGTCACCGAGACTCATAATTACTTACCGAAGTAAGATTGGATTCCAGCCGAACCCAATCCGAACAATCCTCCAAGGACCGCATTTTTACTTCCAAGTTTCGCCTTATAGGCATCCAGCTGATTCTGGTATGCCTGACCAATGTAGCCGCCGATATCGGATGGATTGATGACCTGATTTTGTGCGGCCGCGAACTGCGGCACATCCACCTGCGTCGCGCCACGCAATGCAGAGAACTCATTAAGAGGTTGCGATCTCTCCGCGTACAGTTCATCCAGTCCCTGAGCCCGAGATTGGTTCTGGAACTGCGCTCGCGCCAAGGCTTCCGACAACGCCTGAGACTGAGCATCATTCTGGAAACCAGCGGTAGTAGCTCTCTCTCCGAACTGCTCACCGCGATTCGCCAGTGCGATATTTGCCAGACGCTCCAGCTCAGAGCCTGACCCAGTAATGGCGGAATCCCTTGCGCGCGAGTAGTCGAAGCTACGGCCACGATCAAACTGATCGCGCAGGTTTCTCCAAGCCTCAGACCCTTCCGCAATACCTTTGTTGGCGATCTCCGTCCGCAGCGCCTGTTCTCGGTCGGCATACTGCGGGTCAAGGTATGCGGCCTGCTGCCGGTAGAGCGCATCCGACACCTGCTGGCGTGCCCCGGCCAGGTCATCCGCGCCGTAAAGCGCCGGGAGTCCAGATGTATCGATCTGGCCTTGAATGCCTGGACCATTGACGTTCAACGAACCGGCACGATCAGGAAGGCCAGACGTATCAATGGGCCTTCCGATAGCCGAATCGATCTGCCCAAGCATCTTGTTGCCGGTGAGGCCGAGTGACAGATCCTGCTGGTTCTGTACGTCCAGCAACTGCTGCTGTGACGGATCAAGGGAGATCGTCTGATCGTAGACCGTAGCGCCAGTCGTGGGATCGATATGACTCGTATAAGTGGACGACCCGAGCGGAGTGAACGTATCCCCATGGGTAATGGCGTTGCTGTAGGTCGCAGCTTCCTTATTGGCCTGCGTTTGCGCATCTGCTTGCGCGTATGGATCAGGAGGTGCGGGGGCCTTCGGAGTCTTCATACCAAAACCTCATCGGAAAGCAGCCCCAAAATGACCGCATCCTCGTTACCGAACCAAAGGCGAGCGCGGCCTTCATCCTTGAACCCGACACGCTTAGCAGCGCTTAATGCGCGCTCATTGGAGGGCCGGATATGGGCCGTGATGCGCCGGCACTTCAATTCCTTGAATGCGTAGTCCAGGGCGCGCCGAATCACTCCACGAAATGCCCAGCGACCGTCGCTCGCAACGGTGATCTCGATGTTGTGCCCGGTGTAGTCGTTGAATACGGCCACAGCACAGAGCTTCCCATCTCGCTCTAGTCCGATGCACTGGAACCAGTCGCCCCAGTTCTTATCGGAGTTGAGCACGCGCGCCGCGAAGTTTGCGCAGGCGTCCTTGTCGTAGACGAACCTCATGCCACAACCCCGCCGGCCTCATACGCCACATCCGTGGCGGACCAGGAGAGCGACACACTGGCAGTCTGTGCCTTAAGCCTTGGCGCGACGGCATGACCGATACCGACAGCCGAATACCAACGGTTCTGAGCCTGCACAGCCCCGCTCCACGCCACGTCCCACACGCCGCCCCATGGGTCTCCACCACCACCCGGAACGTTGTAGAGCGTGCTGATGTCGCGGTCGGTGTAATCGACATCGACGGTAATGGCGAACTGGAATTCGCCATCGGTGGCCATGACGGGTCGCATGAGACGCATGTGCTTGGCGAGGCCGCGCGTGCCGAGATAGTTATAGGCCTGCCTACAATCAGCCATGATCGCGGTACTGCCGTCCACGGTCCCCGTGTCTGCCTTCACCATCTTCCCGCTGCCACCGAAATACAGCGTGTCTCTGGCGACCTCGAAACAGAAAGCAGTCCAGCCAGTGAACTTGCACCACGCACCCGTCTGGGTGTTCATCACGTACTGGTAGCTGTCCACATCCTCAGACGTTGGAACGTTGACAAAGAGCTTTGCGCCTGTGGGATGAACCGTCACTGACCATCCGTACTTGGCACCATGCAGGGAAATGTCGGAATTGATCAGGTTTCGGATCTTGTCCGACACTGACAGTCCAGAATCCCGGCTGTTGTCCTGAATGGCCTTGCGAAGCGGATACACACCGTCAGTGCAAAGCACCAATGCGTCCGATCCCCATTTCGTCCAGCACCGATTACCCTTGATGACTGGCCTTCCGATGCGAAACTGCGCCACGCGGGTGAACGTGGATGCCGGATCGCCGGTATACGCTACGATCTCGCCTTCCGAGGACAGAAAGCCGATGTAGTCCGACAGAGTGTTAGCGGCGTCGGTAATCGTGATGACGCTGTTGAGATACCCACCCAGCTTGAAGATGCTGCCCAGGTTCAACTGGGTGAGCGCGCCGGTAATGGCGGATGTCACCTGATACCAGGCGTTCATCGAGTCTTTCTGCAAGTACCACAGACGCGAACTGTAGACGCCAACCGTGAACAGATTTGCAGGGGTTCCGCCCGTCATCGTAGAGACGGTCCAGGTGGTGCCGTCGTACTGAAGAGGCGCATCCGAGCCGTTGACCACGGACATGAACTGTCCGCCCGTGGTGCCGAAGTTCACGTAGTCGTAACGCGTGTTCGTGATCGCGGCAACAGTTGCGCCACCCCCACCTACGACAGCAACTGAAAGAGTGCCCGAGCTGGTGCCGTCGAAAATGCTGTAGGTCGCCCCATTCTTGACGCACGGGAATACCTTGGTCGCGCTGCCACTGGTGTAGACCAGGATCGACTGGCACACGCCGGTGAACGTATTCCACGCGGTGTAGCCGTTGCGCACATCCACGCTGGTGGTCTTGGGGAACCAGTTTTCCAGCTTCACCGCGTCCTTGGCGTTCATGTTCGCGATAGAGTCGCGCGCATTGAGCCCACCGATGGGAGCCGGAATGGAGGTCGATGAGGACTTCTGCGCCCCAGGCCGGACCTTGATCTCCTGTGGCTGGCGCATTACAGGTTCCAACTTCCAACAGGAACGAATGTACCCGGCCGAACCTTCTTGGGCTCTGCATCCATCGACAGCGTGGCTTTCGTGCCATCACGACCAATGGCTTGAGCTACCAGTTGCTCGTAGCTGGCGAATTCCTCCGCATAGGAGAGGCCCTTCTTTCTGAGCCACCGCCATTCCAATCCCGCCAACATGACCTCATCATCGAGCAGCAGCAGATCGGTATCTGCCACGACATTCGTGCGATACGTTGCTCCCGTGGAGTCCGTGCACCAGGATTTACTGACGTACTCGAAATAGCAGGTCTGCCCTGCAGTGGGCGTTGGGTAGAACCGCAGGGTATTCCCACGAATGCGATACTCGGGATACGGCCCAGTGAGGTTCAGCGCCTTATAGCCCTGCCATACCTTGGGGGCTACAGGACCGAATACCGGAAGGCCGGTAGTGCGATTCCAGATCGTGTCGTTGATGATGAATCTGAGCGTCTGCGACCCGATCAACGATGACAGAGTGCCCTGCGATTCAGCCGCAAGGGTCGTGAATGATGCCTCATAGGTCAGCGCCTGCCAGTTGTGGCGCGCAGACAGAGATCGTCCCTCCTGATTGAACAGCTCAACCAGTTGGACCGTGGAATCATCCGTAGCAGCAGCGGCCACAGACGGCTCTGGGATGCCCAGAGCATTGGCGCAACGCTGGATTAATTCCAGAACGTTCACGCCTTACCTGCGCTTGCGCTGACTCGGTTCCGCTTCCGGCAGGATGTCGTCCGCCGTAATCGTCTGTGGAGACTCTACGATCTGCTGGACAGGCATTGCATCCAGCCGTGCATTGACCTGGTCGAGCTTCTTCTGAAGATCCTCCACGGTAGCCTTGAGCAGGCGGTTTTCTTCCCGCGTGGCTGTCAGCTCGATGGACAGAGGGCCCTTGTCCTTGAGCTGGGCAATCCAGGTAATGGCCTTGCTCTGCAGTTCCCGAGCGCCCATGCCGATACGGCGCAGGCCCTCGTCATTGGCTGCCGCCAGATCCTCGACCGTGAAGATGTTGATGCGAACCAGCATCTCCTGCTGGGCGGGGGAAATGATCCCCCACCCACGGATCGGAGTTCCGACAGGGGGCAATTCTTCCCCCTTCTTCCATGAGTCGTAGGCGGCGAAGTAATGGTCAGCCCAGTCCTTCGGGATGCGACCATTCGTCACATCGGCCTTCAGGTTGGTTGACCAAGTCTCGACCTTCATTTCGATCACGTCCTTGCTGTAAGGAGGCGTGACCAGGGCGTAATCAACGTCTTTGCCGACGTAGCGCCCCTGCTTCAGGCTTTCGACTTTGTCCTCGACCGCGACCCGCTTGAATCTCACCCAAGCGGGGCGTTCGGAACGTTCCATCACTGCGCCGACTGCGCTCATGCGTACTCCAAAGAAGGGCGGGTTTCCCCGCCCCTCGCTTTAGGCCACTGCCGAGGACGTGGACGGGTACTGGATGTATCCCGCGCCGAAACCCGTGTAGGTTCCGGTGAGCGTGATCGAACCCGTGGCAGTCGAGTTCTTGTCACCCAGCGTTCCGATGGCCGAGCCGGTGTAGATCGTGCGACCGTCCGGATCGAGCTTCGCCACCACAGTCGAGCCCGGAATGCCGGTTCCCGACAGCGCCATGCCGACGAATGCGCCGTCATAGCCATTGGGAACAACGACCACACCGGTTCCGTTGGTGGTGTTCGCGGTCCAGGTCGTGGTAGCCGTCGCACCCTTCAGGTTGTGCACGTTCACCATGCCCTTCAGGGTCGAGTAGGCACCCAGGATGCCTGCCGCACCGATGCCCACCGCGGCATCCGCAGCAACCGTGGCATTGGTCTTGTAGACCGCGTTACCCACGAGCTGAATCCAGCCGTACGTACCGGAGGCCATCGGAGCCATCGCCACGCCGAAAGGAGCCCCCAGAGAGGCGGTATTCGGCAGCAGGGTTCCCAGAAAGGTCGGGAACGTGCCGACGATGACCAGAGACCCCTTCAGAATCGCATCGTTGCTCTTGATGTACTGGAAGACGCCATAGCCCCAGTACGGATCGACAGCTTCAATCTGGTATCCCAGAGGATGGCGCTGCGTGGTGTCCGGAACGAACCAATCATTGAAAGGCGTCGCGCCGGCGAAGTTCAGAGGTGCAAACATTTCATTTCTCCTTGAGTCGCGCGACTTACGGGCAGATCACGAACTGCTGCTTGCGGTTGGAGCAAACCAGGTTGCCCATCCACAGGATCTGCGTTACCGCGCCGTCCTGATTCACCGGTCGCATTTCGTCCATCACCGTCAGATCCGCGTCCGGGTGAGTCACCAACTCCAGATAGCTGGTGTTCAGTCCGTACATGTGATTGACCGGGATGCCCGAGTTGCCGTCGTACACGACATCAGCGGTCTTGTACTTCAGCGAGGTAAACCCGGCCGATCCCTTGGTGGTGTCGTTGTAGCGTTTCAGCGAGAGCTGCGAAGCCTCGAAGAACGTGTAGTAGTTGTTGTCGGCGACGATCAGATCCACCCGATCATCCGGGCCGCGATCCGTGGCGAGCCAACCCGGCAGCATCAGGCCAGACTCGATGGTCGTGGCCGATGGGGTTACCGAGAGGTTGGACGCATCGATCACCGTGTTCTGCCAGAACGGGAAGCTCGATGAATCGATGCCGCCTACCGTGCCCGTACCCGCATCGGCTACCAGTGCCTGCAGGCCGTTGATCTGGTTCGTCAGCGCGCCCGAGGAATACAGATCCGAGCTGAAGTTGTTGTTGAAGGTGCGCATCGCATTCTTGATGCGGGCCTTGGCCAGGTTGATGATCCGGCTGTCGCCCGAGTTGATGCGCAGCTCACGGCCGGAAGCCACCACGTTCAGCGCGATCTGACGCCACTGGTATTCCGCCGAGGAAATCACATCCGAGGCGGCGATATTCAGGGTATCCCAGTCACTGTACCGCTGGTAGGTGTTGTTCGCGGCGTAATCCAGCGGCGTGACGATGGACAGACCGCCATCATCCTGCGTGCGGAAGTTGCCGCGATCCATGACGTACTTGAGCAGCGCATTGCGGTTGCTCAGGTTGTCCTTGATGTCCTTGCGATGCTTACGGAAGGTCGTGGAGACCAGTTCCGTAAACGTGCTGTTCGGTGATGCCATGACAGATTCTCCATAGGGTTAAGCTCGTCGTTTGATGTTCGCCAGCGTCTGGCGCATCGTGTCTTCCATGGAGCCCTTGGGATCTGTCGGAGCCGACTCGGACTCTTTCGCCTTCAAATTCGGCGCGGCTGCAGCGCGGGCCTTCTCAGCCTCGGCTCTCGCCTTTTCTTCCAGCTTGGGTTTGGCTTCTGTCTGAAGCCGTGCCTGCTCTTTTGCGCGAGTGACGGGATTTCCCCATACCGCGCGGTCGTATGCGTCCTTGAGAGAAAACCCGGCGTTGATCCAGGGCACCATGTCTTGGTGAACTTCCTGAAACAACGCATTCGCGGGGTCAGACGCAAACGCTTCGATCTCACGATCTGCTTTGGCTCTGGCTTCGCGTTGCTCTGCCTGCTGCCTCGCAGTCAACGTTGACTTTATGCCTGCGATTTCCTTGTGTAAAGCAGCCATTGCAGGATCAGCGTCAGGTTCTGTTGCAACGAATCCGAGATCGCGCCCGATCTGATCGTATGCCGCGCGACGCTCCTGCTCTGATCCGCTGGTCAGTCGATACTGCGCGTTGAGCAGATACTTGATCGCCTCATGCTCTGACACGCCCATCGCAGTCAGCATTGGCTTGTAAGGCGTCAGCACTTCTTTGAACTGGCGGGCAAGACCCGCATCGCCCTTGTACTGCTCCAGGCCATCCAGCATCTGCTTTTCGCGCTGGATGTAATACTCCTGAGCCTGGCGTGGCATCTTCCCCCAGTGCTCGTGCATTTCCTTGGCCCATGACTTTGGAACCTCGATAGACGCAACCTCTGTCTCAACTGGTGCTTCGGTTTCCGTTGCAACTGTTTCCGTGGCCTCCGGAGCTTCATTTCCCTCAGTGCCTTGAGTTCCGGCAATGGCATCCACTGCGGTATCGAAGTCAAATTCGCTGTCAGCGTTCATGTTCCACTCCTGGTGATTTCTACGTCGGTTCCTGCATCCAGCTCGCGGATTAGCATTTCGCGCTTTCTGGAAGGCATTTCATGTATGGATCGCTCCACGAACTCATCGACGGACTTGTCGAGAGCGGAGTCTTTCTGTTTGCGGTGGCGATCTGCGTCCTGTCTCATGCCGGGGTCGTATTCCTGGCAGTGATTGCGTGCCAGATCTTCCCGGCGCTGCCGCCATGAGGTCACCGGACGGCCATCAATGGGCGAGTCGTAGACGCACTCGCGCTGCACGTACCCGGCAATGGTCGAAATGACCAATCCGGCGCGCTTACCGCATTCGGGACACTTGCGGTTCCGCCTGAATTCTTTCAGCGGCGCGTACTTGTCAAACTTATGCCCCTGCGGGCACTCGAACTCGTAAAGCGGCATCACTCCCCCAACATGAACCAGGTTTCTTCGTCGTCCTCGATGGCGCGCTGACGCTGCCAAAGAGCGAGTAAGCGACCGACTCGGGCCGCGTCCTTCTGCAGCGCCTTCCAATCGATGGATTTCTGCGCCGGAACTGCCTTCTTGCTCTCGGCAAAGGGCTTGACGATTGCAGCGGCCTTTTTGGCCTCTGGCGACGCAGTCAACTCGGCGTAGATTTGCGGCAGATCATCGAGAATCGTCTCGACTTGCTTACGGATGCGCCTGCCATGCTCGCGATTCTGACGTTCTGTGATCCACGATCCGCCACCGCCAAAGCCCATGCTGCCGGTGACAGTCCCACCTTGAACCACCGTTGCATCTGACAGGAGCGACAGACTGCCGAGAGTTACGGAGATATCTCCTGTGCTCGCGACCGCCTGTGTTCCATCCGCCGAGAGCGTCAATGCGCCTAATGTCTTGGCTAAATCACCATTCAGCGAAACAGATGACGCAGATGCTAGGGATAGCGTTCCCAGCGTCTTGGCGAGATCCGCATTGAGCGAGACGCTTCCGGCCGATGAAAGTGCTAAAGCCCCCAGAGTCGCAGACAAATCCCCAGTAACGGTGACCGTCAAACTGCCATCGGCAGATAGCGTCAGCGCCCCGAGTGTTTTGCTCAGATCACCATTCAGCGATACGGAGCCTGCAGAGGCTAGCGTCAATATGCCAAGGGTTTTGGACAGGTCTGCATTGAGCGAGACCGAACTATCTGCACTGAGCGTTAGCGCTCCAAGCGTGGCCGATAGATCGCCGCCGACCTGAACGGCCGCCTGTCCAGGATCAAAACTGAATCGCGGGCTTCTGAGCTGCGGAAAGCTCACAGTATCAGTTCATGCTCGCGCCGAAGTACTGATGTCCGGTGAGCGTGTTGCTCGCACTGTTGGCGCTCCACTGCGCTGTCAGTGCAAGAGCGGTATCCGCAGTGAGGTCCACTGTGACCGCAGCCGGAGTGTCATCACCGGCCGAACCAAATACGCCCAACGCAGCAGCGCCAGTGGCTGATCCGACAGTGGGGGCGAGCGCGGCACCGATGATGGCTTCACCACCGACAAACACCGTGCCACTTGCTCCATTGCTGCGGACGATCAGATCGCCCTCGACCTTCCACAACGCAGCCGTTACGCCAGATCCGCAAGTGATGGTTCCAGAATCCCATACCACCGTTCCACTGACACCACCCCAGCGCAGGCGAAAGCGAACAGTCGGTGTGCCAGTTGTGGACAGGCGACCGCGCGCAAGCCACTTCAGCCATCTGGCATCTGAGCAATAATTGGCCGGGATCGTGACGTTCGGGAAAATGATGGTTTCCGTAGTACTGCTGGCAATTGCAGTTCCATCGGCTACAGCCCACCACAATCCTTCTCCGAAATATTGGCGCGACATGATCTATCTCCTATTTCCAGGCATAAAAGGTTTGGGACGCAAAATCGTCCGGCGCATCCCATACAGCGATGGATTCAGGCCGACGGCTTGCAGCGTTGAGTTCTCTAACGTGTTGATCGCCGTTGCGACCCAACGGTCACCGCCAACCGATGTGGCATCGCCAGTTATCGAGCCGCCTCCTGAAAGGATTCGGTACTCCGCATAACCAGTGTCAGCGTCGTACGTCTCCGTCCAACCTGAACCGGCAGTCACGCCAGCAAAGGTGTATGTCGCCGCAAACGTGCTGGCTACACCTGCTCCATTAGCGGTGAATGCCCCGGTAGAAATGGCCGTTCCACTACCTTGGCCGTTCTTGAATCCTGGGCTATCTGCCGCGAATGAACTACCGACGGCCGGCGTGAAGTAGTGAGCAAAAATGGCCCTGAATACTCGCGCCGCGCCGAGCGTCGCAGATGGCGTGCAACTTCCGGGGTTCGCTACTACGCATCGAAATACCGCCAGCTCTGGCTCACCCAGAGAGTGATTGGTCTTGTCTACCGGAGTGAACGTGT